TTTAAAGGAGATATACTTTTTGAAGTTGTTTTATTAGTAATATCCGTATCTACTTGTGTTTTTATCTGAGCGTTTGTCATTATTGAAATATGTTATTAAATTCAATATTAAATATTGAATCGTTTAAAATGTTTGTTTGTGTAAATTTAAAAAATATATCACTAGGTGTATAAAAATCTTTAGATACAAATAATGTATCGTTTGAATCAGATAAGTATATAATATCAAATATATCAGTAACATCATTATTTAACATATCTGTAACTATAAATTTATAATCGTTTGATTCTGTAGCGTAAAAACAAATTCTACCTACATTTTCATAATTTATAGTTTTACCTATATTTTCAAAATTAGAATAAGTATCAAATAATTTATTTGTAAAATATCCCTCATCATCAGTTAATGGGATTATATCATCTATTGTAGTAAGATAAGATTCTTCTTGCCAATAATAAATATTATTTGTTACTGGCTGTACAGGTATTGTATTACAATCTGTTTTTTCAGCTTGTATAAATTTATCTGTTTTACTCATTTGATATACTTGTTGATAACTATTATTACAAATTATTTTAGAATTAAATAATATATCATTATATATTTGTAAAAGTTTTTTAATTTCTATATCACTTAATTCTAAACAACATCCTTGTAATAAATTATATACAACATCTAATAGATAAATATCATTTGGAGTTAATGTTTTAGCTAATTTAGTTTTTTTATATTCTTTATTTAAAGAACTGATTAATGTAGAATAATGTGATTTTTCATTTATTTGTTGCATAATTTAATTATTGTTGTATAAATGTGCTACAAGAACTACATATAACAGTTTCACAATTTGTACATTTAGATATATTGCATAATTTTTTAAGATTGTTTAACATTTCAATTGCTTGTAAATAATATCCAATAGTTAATGCTTTTTCAATAGAATCAATCAATAAATTAACAGTAATTGTTAAATTATTATCATATATACTTGTAGAATTATAATTTGTAGATTTTCTATCATCTAACAAATAATTTAACATACATTTGTAATAAGGTTGTAAATTGTATGTAATTCCTAAAGCAGGGTCTTGGCAATTTGTACAACCTTCAACTCCTACATAATTACTTTCAATTTCAATAAACCAAATATCTGTAAAAGAAGGGATATTTAATTCAGTAGCAGTAACTATAAAAATCTCTTTATTGTTAATTTGCTCTAGTTTGTAATTTAAATCAATACTTAATGAATAATCTTTAAAAGTATTAATATCCCATAATTGAATAGAAGTTATAATACTTCCTTCAATAGTTTCTACATCAATTGCAAGTTGTTGTCCATCATTTAAAATTTCAAAATTTTTTATCGTAACTGCTGCCATATTTTTGTGTAAAAAAAAGGCTGACTGCGTACAAGTTAATGTTTACAATCAGCCTTTTAGGTTATTATTTATTTATTTTATTATATTACTGGTAAATTAGCTGGTACAGTAGCATATGTATCAACTGCTGTTCTAATTGAAGTAAGAATTAAGTTGGTGTTAGCATTGTTTGCTAATGTATCAGTTCCTTTATCTACTGCAATAGTTAAAACTTTATATTGACGTTCTACAGAAGTTTCTGTACGTGGCATATAATGTTTAATATGAATAAGATTATATACTCCTGAACCAGAAGCATAAGTTGGTGTTAAATTACCAAAGTTTGCTGGATAACCATATTCTCTTGATGGATCATATTTAAATCCTTTAAGAACATATTCAGCATTAGTAACCCATTTACCAGTTCCTGTACCTGGTGCAGGTGCAGTAATTTGAGTTGTAGTTAGGACATCAAGATTTGAATTATTACCATTCGTAGGTACATTTTCAAAAACTTTACCTTTAACAGTAAACTGTAATTTACGACCAGTATCTCGTCCAACACGATTAGCTTGGTATTTTTCTGTAATTAAAATTCCAGTACCATCAGCAACTGCTGTGAATTCATCTGATCCACGATTAGATAAATTTTTATTTAAAGATAGTAAAACACCATCCCTAACAGTTGTTGCAGTATCAGAACCTAATACTTGACCAGTTACATAATAACCTTGAATAGTTGTAAAATTCTCAGGAGATAATTGGTCTTCCAATCTAATTTCAACTTCATAAGTTCTTTTAGCTGCTACAACACCTGCTGTGTTGAAACCATCTATTTTATAAGAACCTAATACTTCAGGAGAATAAGCACTAACTGTAACTTTATCTACATATTTAGGATCTACTTTATCAGAGAATTCAAATCCTCCAGGGATTCCATCTGCTTTTTGTAAAACATAAAATGGTTTTTTTGCAGCAACGTTGGTACCATCCTTAGACAATACTTTCAATTCTTTATCTGATGCTGACGCAATAAATGTAGGTACAGTTGTTTCTGTAGCTACGGCATTTCCAATAAGCATTTCGCCAACTTGGTTTGGTACAAACATAATTTAATTTGTTTTAATTTATAATAATTTTATTCATTGGTTTGGCTCATTTGAGCCTTTACTTGTAAATTCTGCGGACGATAGTCTGCTAGTGCCAAAAGTACCGCACGATCTAATATTTCTCTACAAATTTCTGTATTTAATTCACAAGGAGTTTCTACAAAAATTCCATCAATTGTTAAATCATCTGATGGGAAAGTATCATTTAAATTTGTAATAATAATAGGTTTAGGGTATTTAATATATCTAATTTGATATTCTAACGAACCTAAAACGTTATAAGGTGATATAATTTCAACAACTTTAACACCATTGACATTTGATATGTCTAATCTCCAAGCATTTTTATTATCTGGTTTTTCAAAAGGATTGTTAATTTTAATATTATATTCATCGTAAGACATTGCTTTAATATCAATTATCTTATTATTATAACAATCTTCTGAAGTTACTTTAGCTTTTTCATTAACCATTAAAAATAAATCGTTAGGTATCACATAAAATTTTGATTCAGAATTCATATTATATGAATTAGATATAATATCAGTTGTTTTATAATCTTTTAATAATTGATTTAAATCTCTACGTCTTTTTTCAGTAGCTTCAAAGCCTTTTTGTTTACGATTGCTTAAAGGATCGTAGTAGTTTTTAACAATTTCAAGTTGTGCTTTTGTTAAATATAAACTAAGTTCATAATCGTCAATTCCTGGAGCACTCATAGACGCTATTGCATTATACGATATGTCAAACTCATTTCGGAATTCTTGATTAGTCATATTTATTTAATTTTATTAATTTTAAGTTCAATTAAATTACGAACTTCTTGATTTTTAGGATTATCTAAATAAGCAATTGCATTATCAAATGTAGCAATTTCTCCTGAATTACAAAGATCTAAACCATCTTCTGTTGAATATTTATTTGATTTTTTAATAATAACACCTTTATCAATTCCTGTATTAATTAACATTTTTGTATAAAGAGTTTTATCATTCATTACACTGACAAATTTAGCAGCTTCATTATCGATAAATTCTTCAACTTTATGTTGTAACCAAGTTAATTTAACTTCTGATGAAATAGGTTTATTTGTAAGTAATTTAAGTACACTAAGTAATTTATCTTTATCATCTTCAATTTTACCATACATTTTAAACGCTTCTTTTTTAGCATCGTACTTACCTTTATTTTCTAACATTTCTTCATCTTCTCTACAAATTGCAAATTGATAAGTTTGTTTAGAATTACGAGTAGCCCAAGTAGGAGAAATTTCACTTTTTAAAGAATCTAAAATTTTAATTGAAATAAAATCCATAGGATTACTTAAATCAAATCTATTATTAGCGTCTTCTTTATGTAAAGCAACTCTAAAATTATTCCAGAAATCACCATATACAGATAAATTTAAACCTGTAACAGATTCTAGATATTCTTTTTCTTCATTACTTAAAACATTCGCTATTGAACCATTCCTCATAAGAGGTGTACAAAACTTACGAACAGCTTTAGACATTAAACCACCTGAAATAACGTGATTCTTATCTACATTAGCAGCCATTCCTCTATTTCTATGAATATATCTAAGTGTAACTATTTCATTTGGTAATGTAAAATTACCCTTTAATGTTTTTTCCATTCTTCTTTTATTTGTCTTCTTCCGAAAGATTTTTTAATTTTATAAAAAAGGGGAACTTTTACATTCCCCAATTATTTGAAACACTTTTGTGTCAGTAACTAGAATGCTATTCTAATTGACTTGATTAGTTTAATATTGATGGGATCAAAGATGCAGTTCTAGAAGCATCTTTTACCAATGAACCAACTCCTTCTACAAGAGCAGTCATTGTTGCAGAATCTTCCATTAATTGCATTGTTCCCCCTCTACGACCTGTATAAGGATCTCTAATACCTGCCATATATCCACGTAATTCATCAGAACCTCTAACTTTTACTTTTTGGATATTAGGTTCTTCCATTGAACCGATGTAAAGAATATCATATCTGTAAGATTCAGCTACACCACCATCTGGGTGAAGAATTTTATTACGAACTTTATCATCATACATTGGATCAACTTCTAACATTACATGAATGTTATTAGGAGCTCTATATTCTGTGAATTGGAATCCTGCAGAGAATGCATTGTTATGGAATTTAGAAGATACTTGTTTAATTGCATTTTGATTTGTATTATCAAATCCTAATGCAGCCCATCCTGAAGCAACTTCTGCTACAGCTCTATGGAATTGAGCAGCTCCTCTTTCACCTGTACGCAACATGAATTTTCTTTCTCCCCAATCCAATTTACCTTCTGACAATTCAGATAGTAAATCTTCCAACATACGAATAGAAAATCTATTGTAGTAAGTTGTATTAGAAACTTCCATTTGTTCACGAATTCCTGAACCAGCTTTAATTTCAATATTAGCATTACCTTTAT